ATCTGGTGGAATGGTTATTGCACGAAGAGTTAATAAAAACATTGAAATTTTATATCACATCAAAAACGTTGCGTTTGTTCCGAAACGTTTAGAGATGATTGAGATTGGCGAAAGTGTCGCCAAGAATGAATTTCCTCGGCTGTTTTCACAGAATTTACAATAGGTTACCAAAGAAAAAAGGTACTGTCTGGAACTTAATCGCCCGAGGGTAACGGCGAGCAAGGCACCTCGCTAGCGTCAGGACTCAAAAATGTGTTCGCAGTTCGCACTTTGGCTAAAAAATCCCAGGAATCAGGGGTTTTTAGGGTGCGAACACATGCGAACACATTTGCATAAAGTGCGAACACATTAAAAGAAAGGAAAGGATATGAATATTGACTTTAAAGATTTACAACTTGGTGTTGAGTATGTAGACATCAATTTGATAAAACCATTCGAAAAGAATCCACGCACGCATAGCAAAGATCAGATCCAACAGATCGTCATTTCAATGATGAAGTTCGGTTGGGTTAATCCAATACTTGTTGATGAAAATTACGAAATCATCGCAGGTCATGGGCGTTTGCTTGCCGGTCAAGAACTCGGTTATGAAAAAGTTCCCGTTTTACAATTAAAACATCTGACCAAGGATGAACGGCTTGCGTTATTGATTGCTGACAACAAAATCGCTGACAATGCAGGTTGGGACGATGAGTTATTACAACAAGCGATGGAGGAACTGCACAAAGATAATTTTGATTTAGAGGCTTTAGGTTTCTCAAATAAGGAACTTGAAAAGATCAAGGAATCATTTGAATCTGAAAGACAGTCAGCAGAAATCGAAGATGTCGTGCCGGATGTTGAACCGGAACAGACGGTCAGTAAAATTGGTGACCTGTGGCAACTGGGTGAACATAAACTGTTATGTGGCGATTCCTGTTTGCCGGAAAATTACAAAAAATTGATGGGTAATGAAAAAGCCACGATGGTGTTTACAGATCCACCATATAACGTGGCATACGATGAAGGTTTTAGAAACAACAGCGAAAAATCAAACAGCCCAAGACTCATAAAGAACGACAATTTGGGGGATGAATTCCAAGGGTTCTTAACCAGGGCATTAACGAATATCGTAAAGTATACAACTGGTTCATTGTACATCTGTATGGGTGGCAGTGAATTACATACTTTGTATCACGCATTTGAAGATGCCGGAGGCAAGTTTGATGCTTATTTGGTTTGGGTAAAAAACACGTTTGCATTGTCCCGTTCAAGATATCAACACCAACATGAATGGATGCTGTTCGGTAAAAAGCAAGGCGAAACAGCACCTTGGTACGGTGGGCGGAATCAAACGGATGTTTGGAACTTTGATAAACCGACAAGCAACGATTTACATCCGACCATGAAACCTGTGGCTTTGATTGAACGTGCTATCAATAACTCCAGTCGCACGATGGATATCGTTTTGGATGGATTTGGTGGTTCGGGTTCAACCTTGATCGCTGCAGAAAAAACTAACCGTCGTTGTCGCATGATTGAATTAGACGAACATTATGTGGACACGATAATTAAACGCTGGGAACAATTTACAGGCGAAAAAGCCATACACGTTGAGACTGGCAAAACATTTGCAGAACTTGCAGCAGAAAGAAAAGGATTATAAATATGGCAAAATTATCAATCAGAGCTTATGCAAAACATCGTGGGGTATCAGATACCGCTGTCCGTCGTGCGATAGACGATGAACGTATTACAATATCGCCGGATGGTCTGATAGATCCGGAAATCGCAGATAAAGAATGGGATGAAAATACACGTAGTGAATACCTGCCACGTGGACATGTGGCCGAAGAACGTGTCAGTTCGATTTCACAATCAAATCGGCAGAAAAAAGAAGCATTAGAAATCATGCTGAAGAAACTTGAATACGATGAAAGGTCTGGCAAGCTGATAGCACGAGCAGAAGTTGAAATAGACATATTTAATGCTGCACGTGCCGCACGTGATAAATGGCTTGGTGCACCGCATAGAATAGCATCGCAAGTTATCGGCAAAACAGATATAACAGAAATAGAACAAATCTTGAACAGAGAATTTGAATCATTTCTTGAAGTTTTAACGAGTTATTTACGTGGAAATAAATCATGAAAGTTTGGCTAATTGTGCAATTGTAAATGGTTTGACAAGGAATCCAATACAAACAGTTACTGAATGGGCTAATGAATATAGATTCTTGTCAAGTGTCTCAAGCAGTGAACCTGGTAAATGGCAGACAGAAAGAACACCATATCTGCAAGAAATCATGGACTGCCTGTCACCAAACCACCCATGCGAAAGAGTGGTATTTATGAAAGGTGCACAGATAGGTGGCACAGAATGCGGAAACAATTGGATGGGTTTCTGCGTTTGCAATGCACCAGGACCGATGTTGATTGTGAATCCAACAACGGAAACGGCCAAACGAACATCCAAAATGCGTATTGATCCGGCGATTGAAAATTGTCCGGTATTACGTGAAAAAATTAAAAGCCCACGTTCACGTGACAGTGGCAACACTATGTTGATCAAGGAATTCCCGGGTGGGATCCTGATCCTGACAGGCGCGAACTCCGCTGTCGGATTACGATCAATGCCAGTGCGCTATTTGTTCTTGGACGAGGTAGATGGTTTCCCAGACGAAGCCGGAACCGAGGGCGATCCGGTTGATCTTGCCGTACAACGTACCGCAACATTCAACAACCGCAAAATCTTTATGGTATCCACGCCAACCATCAAAGATGCAAGTCGTATAGAGCAAGCATTCTTGGAGGGCGACCAAAGATACTTTCATGTGCCATGTCCGCACTGTGGTCATTACCAAGTGTTGCGCTGGCGCAATGTGATATTCGATTCAAAGAACCTTACCGAAGCAGTATACAAGTGCGAAAAGTGCGAGGGTATTTGGCACGATTATCAAAAAGAAGAGATTCTTAAAAAAGGCAAATGGATAGCAACAAATCCGGACGGGAATCCGGGTGTGGTTTCTTTTCATTTGTCATCGCTGTATTCGCCACATGGCTGGACAAGCTGGACGAGCATAGCAAGGGAGTTTTTAGATTCCAAAGATGATCCGTCACGTCTGCAAGTGTGGACCAATACGAAATTGGCAGAGACATGGGAAGACATGGCAGGTCAAGCAATAGACCCAACGAGCCTGATGGTTCGCCGAGAAAAGTGGGGACCAGAATTACCGAAACAGGTTGTGATATTGACCTGTGGCGTGGACGTTCAAGACAACCGCTTGGAATTGGAAATCGTTGGCTGGGGTCGTGGCGAGGAATCTTGGTCTATCGATTACCTTATTTTGTATGGCGATCCGAGCACACCAGAGCTGTGGGCTCAGTTAGATGAAGTTCTTAGTCGCAAATATCCGCACAGTAAAGACGTACCAGATCTGCCGATTGCTGCAACATGCATCGATAGCGGTGGTCACTATACGGATTACGTTATCAATTACTGCCATGCAAGACGATTGCATGGTGTGTTCGCCATCAAAGGTATCGGTGGTGTTGGTAAACCAATTTGGCCTGCAACAGCCAGTAAAAGTTACACGACCAAAAAGCCTGTGTATCTGATCGGTGTAAATGATGCGAAAGATATTTTGATGCGTCGTTTGCATTTAGAAGATAGCAGTGGTGCTGGTGTTTGGCACTTTCCAATGGATCGTGAATCTGAATGGTTCGAACAGGTTACAAATGAAGTTGCTGTTAAAAAACTAAGCAAAGGTCGTTTGATCCGAGAATGGACACCACGCAAGAACGGTGTTCGTACCGAGGGTTTAGATTGCCGAGTGTATGCATATGCAGCACTACGTGGTTTAGTGCGTAACTTCCGTTTGAATCTTGATCTTGGTGCCGACAAACTGGCCGAAATGAAAATGAAACAACCACGCAAAGTGGCGGTTATCCAACCACAAAATGGGCTCGAGCCGTCAGTGCCGATCCAACCACGTGGTAGAACCGTACGCAGTCGGGGGATAGAATGACAACAACGA